TCGGTCAGCAATGCCTTGACCTTGTTGATCTTTGTCTACACTAACAGCTAATTCCCAGTTTTCACCTTCTCGACACAAGTGACCGAAACCCACAGCTTTGTCATTAACTATAGCAGAAAACAAATGGTGGTCGTTACGGTTGTATAGCATCTGCAATATCATCTGATCAATTGCTTCATCTTTAACATTGTAGCAGAAGCGTGTGTAACGGTCTTCTTCGGGTAAATTTTTTAAATGTTTTGCGTATAAGTCCAACGCCTCAACAGATTCATTTTGTATCTTCATACTCTAAAACTTTCACCGCAACCACAACGGTCACGTTCGTTTGGGTTATTAAATTTAAATCCTTCGTTAAGTCCTTGTCTAACATAATCTACAGTCATGCCTTGCATATACACGCATGACTTAGGATCAACGAATACTTTGCAACCAGCACAATCAAAACATTGGTCTTCTGCTAGCGGCTTATCTACATATTCTAACACATAAGCAAGCCCAGAGCAACCTGTAGTTTTTACGCCTAGCCGAATGCCCTCACCATGACCACGGCGGGTTAGAGTTTGTTTTATTTTCTTTGCGGCTGCATCAGTTAACGAGATCATGCTTCTTTCTGTAGTCCTCTACAGCGGCTTTTATAGCATCTTCAGCAAGAATAGAACAATGAATCTTGACTGGTGGCAAGGCGAGTTCTTCAGCAATCTCTGAATTTTTAAGAGCTGCCGCTTCGTCAAGCGTTCGTCCCTTAACCCACTCGGTAACGAGAGAACTGCTGGCAATCGCACTGCCGCATCCGTATGTTTTGAACCTTGCGTCCGTGATGATGCCATCTTGCACCTTGATTTGTAGTTTCATTACATCACCGCAGGCCGGTGCACCAACCATGCCAGTTCCAACATCTGTGTCATCCTTGGCAAAGCTACCCACATTGCGTGGGTTTTCGTAGTGATCAATAACTTTATCTGAATACGCCATATTACATTCTTACCAAAACTTCTTGAGTTTGGCCATTGATAACCATTACTTGTTTGCGATAAGCAATGCCATCAATATAAACTATTTCTGCTGGAGGTTGTTGCACAATAACTGGTTGTTGTTGTACAACTACTGGGGGTCTTGTGGCAGCATAAACTATTGTGCCGCCAATAACAGCGGGCACTACCCATCCCCAACCATGAGCCCCACCGTGTCCATGATGCGGGTACGGACGATGTTGTGCCATTGCAGACAATGACATTGTGAGTAGTATTAGGGTAATGAGTTTTTTCATTTGGGAATCTCCTATAGTGATTATACTATATTTAACGTCCCAGGGCAAGAGTCGGTTGACTCAGAAGGTTATTTTAATCGATTCATAGCCGATTTAGCTGATTTGGCTACTACTTGCTGTGCTTGCGGTACGCTCATTCCAGAAGGGCCAATATTTGCACCTTTGAATGTAATCATACCAGTTTTAGGATCAATTGGATCTAGTACTCCGTCTAGTGGAGGTTGTCCAACTATTTGTGCTATGTTTTGTTTGGTAATATTAATGCCCAAACTTTGAGCAGCCGAAATAAATGCATCTTGGCTGATTTGTTTTTGGGCGTCTGAGTCTTGAGCACGACCAGCAAGAAAGTTAACCAACCCTACTAATTTGTTAGGGTCAGCACCGCCGTCTTGCTGTTCAACTTCATCAATTCGCATTATCTACGACCGCGACCTAATGCTGCTTTTGGTGGTGGTGGGATTTCTTCGTCTGGCATTGGAGCTTCTAGTTCATCTCCAACTGCGGCACCTAAGTCTCCGCCAACTTCGGCACCAAGCTCGGCACCAGGAGCACCGCCTAAGTCTGCACCAACTGCGGCACCCATATCGGCACCAATGTTTGCACCAGGTGCAACAGCTTGTCCAGTAACAACACCAAGTGCTTGTTCCATTTGTTGCTTGCTACCTTGTAGGTTTTGTACTAGGCCAGCAAGAGCGGCTGTAGCGTCTGTGTTGAATTGTTGAGCTTGGTCCATGCCAACTTGGTTCTTGATAGAATCAACTAGGGCTGGCAATTCTTTGAACTGCAAGCTAGTTGTATCTTCAATCATCTTTTGCATCTTGTCGACCATGTCTTGAGCAGCAAGAACGACCTGAGCTTGTTGTACTTCAGATTCTTTGAGCATCTGGTATGCACGGCGTAGACTTTCTGTAGTCTTCATCAATGCCTGACCTGCAACAATCTTTTGTTCGTCTGGGTTAAGGCTCTGTCCTTTGGCTGCTTTTTCCAATGCCATTTTGACCTTAGGGTCTTTGGTAGCAGCAATAGTAGCGGCAGCATCAGCGGCTTGAGTTGCACCAGCGGTTTGAGCGGCACCAGCAGCTTGAGCGGCAACACCAGCGGCGGCACCTGGGGCAGCAACAGCAGGTGCTACTTCTTTGAGCCTAGCTGTGAGAGCTTGCTCCATCATAACCAGCTTTAAGTAAGCAGGGTTTTGTTCGCTTTTGTGGAAGCTGGGTTGACGACGTGTTTCGCCTAGTACGCCACGTACACGCTTTAACATCTTGCTGGCTTCTGCACCAGTAAGTTTGTCAAAACTCATGCGTGAGCCAAAATAGCTTTCGAATACCTTGGCTATTTGTTTGGTAGGCTTAGTTGTCGCTAGTTCTTGCAGTTTCATTTTGGAATCCTCTTAGTTGTAGATATTTAGCCGAATTTAAACATTTTTCTAATTCATTATTTAACCAAGATAGTCTTTCTACCTTGGGTTGTAACTTAGTTAAAACCACCTCTGCAAAGCCTTCGTTGCGTGTTCGGTCCGCTTGGGACTTAGTTACATAAAGGTCGTTTTCCATTGATTGTTTTTTAATGTCTAGATTTTTAATATTTGCGGCTAGGTTTAATTGATTGTATTTGTCTGCTACACACCAACTTATTGCTGTGCGTTTGTTGCTGAAAGATCCAACGAGATCTTCACTAGTTGTAAAAACGTTAAATTGATGCTTGTTGGGAATTAATCTGTATCTCCCAAATGCTATGTAGCCACCATCCTCATCTTCGATGATCATGGTATGTAAATTACGTTTGAATTCACGTTCAGCAAAACGTTCTAGCTTTTGTTCTTTTTTCATTTGAGTACGTAATGGGTAACAAGATATGTAATTGTGCCCATCATAAATCCCATTATTGCCAAGCCCCATCTGATCAGTCGATCGTTATTTTTAGTAGCCATATTCTCAATACTATCTTTAACTTTAGATACTGAGTCTACTACTGTAGTAACTTTTTCGTCCATAGATTCTAGTTTTTCTTCTAGAAAGCGATAGCGTTCGGCACACAACTCAACGTGGGCTTCTAGGCTTTTCTTTTCGATATCAGTTGTGTCGACCATTTGTTTAATCCAGTGTATTATTTATTGCAGCGAACCAAATGTTTTGATCTGGGCCAGTTATAATCAAGTGCGGGTCTAAGCCCGCAGGCTCGTCAAGCCCAGTGATCATTGGGATGCCAGCACATTCATTTGCTAACCCATCAGTGTTATCTAAGTCACCGTTTGTGCTGTACACGCCAGGTGTTTCCACAGCAAAAACAAATTGCCAGTAGTTGTCAATTTGTTTGGGATTTTTAATCATAGTCGGCTGTGCTCGTAGGCTAATCATTTGCATAATAGTTTCCCAGTTACGCTGTTTATTGCGAGCACGATTCCAGTCGTCTTGCGTGGTGATTGTATTTCCGGCCTGATCAACAAAAGGAACTTGGCTAGGACGGAAGTATCCAGTTATGCCGGTATAGCTACAATCAAAAAGAGTTTTACACAGTATTTGCATTCTATAGGTATTTAATGCCAAAGAAAAACCCCGGGTTTTATTCCGGGGTCTCTAAGTTTACACTTTACCTAATATTAGGTCGATAGCTTGAAGCCAACACTTGTACAGCTATCCAATTGGAAGCCAGTATAAGTGATGTTAGCAGCGGCCAAGAATGTAGCAGCCGATGTGTTAGTAGAAGCATTAGCAAACGCACCTGTTGGGTATGTAGCAAAGCTGAGGACTGTGCCGTCAACTTGGTACATAGCAACTGTAGAAGTTTGTTGAATTGCTTGGATAACGTTAGCAACATACTCGCCAACACCTTGCTCGCCAACAACAGTAGTGTTAGCAACAGCACGGAAGAAGTCGAGCTTAGGACCAGCTAAGTTAACTGGTGTAGCTGCTGTAGAAGCCGATGGGCTTACTGGACCGTTTTGTACGTCAATAGCGAATACTGGTTGTGCATCACCATTTACTCTTGCAAAATATGCCATGATAAATTTCCTTTAAGTTAATGAGATTATCTCTCTGCACTTATTTAGTCTTTTGGCAAAAATCACGCCTGTTGAGGATTGTTTTGGGCTCTATTTCTAGCAGTAAAGTCAAAACGGTTAACTGCTTTAGCATAGCCTGCAGGGGTGGCCATAACCCATCCTTCGTGCCCAGGATCCTTTAAGTCTAGTTGTTTAAGCACATCTAGCTTTAGATCGTGTAACATAATGAACAATGTAAACGCTGCCGCAAGTCCTTCTTTGTTTGAAGAAGGATTCTGCAAGTATTCAATAATGTTGTTGAACTTGCGTGGTGTAACTTTGCCTTGTAACCAATCTCCAAACTCACCTAGTAAGTTTTCAAAGTGCCCCGAACCAATGCGATAGTTAATATAGTCTACACATAGTTTAGCTAAGTCAGTAATTTGCATTGCACGTAGTTCAACAGGATTAAACAAGGTATCGATTGCTGGACCTTTGCTACGCAACAAACTCTTGATATCGTTTATTAACTTAGCGTTAGGAGCAATTTCTTTACCAGCAATAGGCTCAATTAACAACAAACCCGGTACATCATTAAACTTTACACGACTCATTGGCTGGCGTGGTTCGCCTTGGTCAGCATACATAGAGTGCATAGCAATACCGATGTTGCTGTTACCAATTCTCTGTCCCAATGCACTCTTTGCAGGAATACGATACTGTACTGTGTTTGGCTTGAAAACATAGTTGCCTGCTTCAAGCGGAGGTGTGTCCATGTAAAGTAAATCGCCTTTTACATACCCACGGAAGTTGGTAGGAACGGCTGCTTCTAAAATAGGAAACAACTTAGCATACAATTGAATGAGTTCGTCTCTTGAGCCCGACCGCTGACTTTGAATCTGTGCCATCATTTGCGGGCTAGTTGCTAGTCCGTCGTAACCTTTGGCATCAAAGCCCGATCCGTCAGTAAGTACAAATTCGCCAGTAGCAGGTTTGCGTCCAAAAATTAATGCGGGCTTACCGTCCCACTTAACTGTAGTTGTGCTTGGTTGGGCACTTGCTGCCGCAACAATTTCCAAGGCTTTCTTTACACCAGCACTGCCGTTACGGAACACATAGTCTTCAAGATGTTCAATACCCTTGGCTTTGCCACCTACCCCAGCAGCTTCTGCTTCGTAGATTTGATATGGGTTTGTTTTTTCTGCTTCAATCAACGGCATCATGCCTTGGTTAACAATACGATCGCGTAGTTTAGCCAAGAAGTGTACGTCTGTGTTTTCATTAACAGAGTTCGGTTCTGTTAGTCCTTCACGTGCCAAGTATTCGCGGAAGTCTTTGAGCTTGGCGTCACGTTCCTTGTCCTTGGCTAGAGCAGCGTAAATGCTTTCTACGTTTTTTAGATTTTCACGAGTTGCACGTGGACCCAACAATGTTTTAGCAACAACATCAGGATCCATGCCGCCGCCAACTAGTTGATTAGTTGCACGACTGAACATACCGTTAGCACCAACTTTGAGTCCTAGTTGTTTAGCAATAGAACTCATAAGCACGTTACGGTTCATGCCCTTGTATACTGAGTCTTCCCCTCCGCCATAATAGAACTGTCCCCAGTCTAAGTTAGGGAAGAACATAAAATCTGTTTGTACGTAACCGTTTTCTGGCTTGCCGCCGATAGGAGTCTTAAGATGAACTTCGCCAGCTTTCTTAATC